ATTCTGGAACATATAGTTTATACGCACCAACAGCAACATCATCTGGAAATGGTAATGGTGCAACATTCACATTTGAGTTTGATGGTGGTGGTACATTAACCGCAACAACAATAAACACAATTGGTTCAGATTATGTAAATGGTGATACATTATATTTTACTGGGACAGCATTAAATGATTTAACATTACAAATTAATACACAAGATTTGGGTTATTTTTCAACAATAAGTGGTGGTTATTGTAATACAACAAGCGGTCGTTATTCAATAATTGGTGGTGGAGAGGGCAACACAACAAGTGGAAATTATTCATTTATTGGTGGTGGTTTAGGAAATACAACAAGTGGATACTTCTCAACTATAAGTGGGGGTAATAGTAACGAATCAAACGGAAATTTCTCAACTGTAATTGGTGGTCAACTTAACACAACAAGTGGATGTTTCTCAACTGTAAGTGGTGGTCAAAATAACACATCAAGTTGTTCTAGTTCAACTGTAAGTGGTGGAGAGAATAATATAACTAATGGTGATTACTCATTTATTGGTGGTGGAAGACAAAACCAAAATTTTAAAAGAGGTTCATTTATTGGTGGTGGTTGTTATAATACAAACATTATAGAAGATTCTGTAATTGGTGGTGGTTGTTATAATACGACAAATGGTAATTTAACTACAATAGTCGGTGGTTCTGGAAATACGGTAAGTACTTCATATTCTATTATTGGTGGTGGTTCATTTAACACATCAAGTGGTTATTCTTCAATTATTGGTGGTGGTTGTTACAATTACACTTGTGGAATGCTTAGTGGTATTTTAGGTGGTTCTGGTAATACAATCAATAACGATTATTCTTTTGTAATTGGACAAGGAATCCCAACCGCATGTCCAAATACAACATATGTAAATTGTTTAAATATTTTTAATTTACCAACTGAAGCAAGTTTACCATTACCACCTGGAACATTATATAGATGTACTTCAGGTACCGGAACACAAATTCACGTTGTACCATAATAAAACTAAAACATATTTATAAATAAAAATAAAAAATTATGGCAAATTTACCAATATCAGTATTGCCTAATGTATTAGCAAGTGGTGTAACACCAAATGACCTTTTGATTATTGTAAATTCTGGTGAAACAAAGAACATTAAAACTTTTGATTTTCAAACTTACATAAACAACCAAGAAATAACATCAATAGGTGGACCTATTGGTGAACAAGTAATAGTTCCAAATTCTGGAGTAGAAACAATAATTTATAGTTTTAGGGTTCCTGCAAACTTTTGGAAGGCGGGACAATTATTTATACCCCCTTATGTTGCATTTCAATTTCAAGTTTTACCTGAAAACGCACCTGGTGAGATTTCAAACAATTTTTCTGCTATTGATTTTAATTACCCTGGAAATCCAAATAGTTTTCCTACTGGTTATGGAAACTCAACTTTGACTTTTTCACAAGCATCAACAACAGGTACTGGAAATGGAGTTCAAATTCAGATACAATTTAATAGTGGCAATATAAATAGTTTTTCAATTTTAAATGGTGGTTCTGGTTATTTTTATAATGATATTATAACAACAAATAATTTAGGGTTTGGTTCATTATCTTTTCGTGTTAATGAGATTTTTCCACTAGATACAACATATACTTTTTATTTAGGTTCTTCAGAAAATGACATTTCAAATACTGCATTATACCAAGAAACAATACAAGATGGTTCTGGGGTTTTTTCAGCTCCAATATATTTTAATGGTTTTTCAACAGTGTCTGGATTCGGTGTTGGTAGTGGAACAAAAATCACAGATAATACAACACTTGTTTATACTACATTTGAATATAACCCAATTTATAATCTGTCTCAACTTAAAATAAACACAACAACAATTCCAGATATTACCCAAGATATTTGGATAACAATAACTGCTGAAACACAAGTAAATAATTTACCTATTGATTTATTTTGGGTTGGGACAACAAATTCATCTATTTTATTCAATGCGTATACATGAAAATTAAAGTTCTCACATTACCGAAGGCAGAACAAAGACAAAGATATATTAAAGAAAATATAAAATTACCATATGAGTTTTTTTGGGCAATAGACGGTTCAAAATTTAGATTCAAACATTCAATTTTAAATACCCCAGCTGTTTGTACTTTTTTATCTCACACAAATTTAATGTTACAATCACTAAATGATGAAGATGATTTATGTTTGGTTTTAGAAGATGATGTAAGTTTTAATGGTAGTTTAGATTTAATAAATGAAAAAATACAAACACTTCCAGAAGATTGGGATATAGCATTTTTTGGTTGGTATGCGGTCCAATTCCCAATGAAAAAAATAGACGTAAATAACGATTGGTTTATTGTTGATAAATTTTGGGGTATGCACGCTTATCTTATAAAAAAAGATAAAATAATGAAATTGTATAATACAATATTAAATATTGATTCTCATATTGATATTCAAATTTCAAAATATATTTCACAAAAAAAATTAAATGGTTATTTTTTAAAAGTACCATTATTCCATCAAAACGGAAAATTTGAGAGCCAAATAAAAAATTTATGAAATTATCTTTATATGTTTTGTCGTTTAATACACCAAAACAATTTAATTTACTTATAGAATCAATAAATTCTTACGATAAGTCATTGATTGAGAACACAAGAAAGATTTTAATCAATAACACAACAGATTCTTCATTGTTTAGTGAATACGATGAAATTTGTAAGAAATGGAATTTTGAGGAAATTCGTCAAGACAATATTGGTATTATACCGGCAAAAAAATTTATTGCAAATCATTTTAATTCCACTGATTCTGATTTTTATATCACATATGAAGATGATATGTTAATGGGGTTATACGGAAGTTGTAAAAATGGATTTAATAGATTTACACCAAAATTTTATGAAAAAATTTTAAAAATAATGACAAAAGAAAATTATGATTTTTTAAAATTAAATTTTTCAGAAATATATCTTTCAAACGATGTAAATTATCCAGATACATTACAATACGGGGATTATCACAAAAAAAAGTTTATAAAGACAAAGTTTAATAATATGTCATTTGAGAATGGTCTTGGTTATATTGATGGTGAAGTTTATTTATGTAATTGGCCTATTTTATTTTCAAAAGAAGGGAATAAAAAATGTTATTTGGGAAACGGAAATAATTTAATCTTTGAAAGTACAATCTCAAAACATATTATGACTCTTACAAGAAAAGGCAAAGTAAAAAGTGCGGTATTACTTTTAAGTCCAATAACTCATATTAGAACATATCGCTATGATAAAACATTAAGAAAAATATAAATGTTTAAAATTTTTATTTGACATTAATTAAACAATCAAATATATTTATTAAGGTAAGGTAAATTTCGTAAACTACGAAAGCTAATACACCACTCAAAAAATATATTTATGATTACAGCAGAAGAAATTAAATCGTTTCTAGAAGGAAACGACCCTGAAGAACACATTGTGGCAATTGAATTTGATTATCAAAAAGACCACATCTATAAAATAAAAGAAGTTCCAGGAAAAGGAAAATCAATCGTAAGAGATAGTTTAATTGCGTTTGCTTGGGTTGGTGACCTAAGAGGTCTTAATTTCTATCAAGGATCCAAGGCGTTACAAAAAGAAGCAATGTCAAAATATGGTATTGTTATTGAGAAATTAAGAACTGATGGTAACGAACAATTAGAAAAGGGACTTACATTTTTAGTCAAGTCTTTAAAAGGATACAGAGCTCTTTCACAGTTTTTTAGAGATGGTGGAATTGATCCTTGGGGTGAAAAAGCAAAAGATAAATTCTTAATGCTTACCCCAACAGAACAGTTTCTAATTTCAAAAGAAAAAAGATTATTTAAAGGATTTGAGGATTACAATGATATTACAAGACTTGTATTTGACCTTGAGACGACATCTTTAGAACCTAAAGATGGTAGGATATTTATGATTGGAATTAAAACAAATAAAGGATATAAAAAAGTAATTGAATGTACAAATGATGATGAAGAAAGAAGAGGTATTGTTGAGTTCTTTAAAATCATTGACGAGATAAAACCTTCAATTGTTTCCGGATACAATTCAGCAAACTTTGACTGGTATTGGATTTATGAGAGATGTAAAATCTTAAATCTTGATATTAAAAAAATTGCAAAGTCACTTCACGGAGATAAATCAATTACACAAAAAGAATCAATATTAAAATTAGGAAACGAAGTTGAGAGTTTTACTCAAACTCAAATGTGGGGTTACAACATTATTGATATTATCCACTCGGTTCGTAGAGCACAAGCAATTAATTCATCAATAAAAGAAGCAGGACTTAAATACATTACAAAATTTATTGACGCTGAAGCTAGTGACCGAGTATATATTGACCATGATAAAATTGGGTCAATGTATAGAGAAAAGAATTTATATTGGTTGAATATTGAAAACGGTAAATATAAAAAAGTTGGTGTTGATGAAAAGGTAGATGAAATATGTTCAAGAAGAACTGATATCTATATTCAAACTACTGGTGATGACATTGTGGAACGGTACCTTGACGATGACTTAGAAGAAACCCTACTTGTTGACGAAGAGTTCAACCAAGGATCATTTCTTCTTGCATCACTCCTTCCAACAACATATGAAAGAGTTTCAACAATGGGAACGGCCACAATTTGGAAACTTGTAATGCTTGCTTGGTCTTATAAGAATGGTCTTGCAATTCCAGCAAAAAAAGAAAAAAGAAACTTTGTTGGTGGATTATCAAGATTGTTGAGGGTTGGGTATTCTAAAAATATTTTAAAGTTGGACTATTCTTCACTTTATCCTTCTATTCAGTTGGTTCATAATGTATTCCCAGAATCGGATATAACAGGTGTTATGAAGGGTCTATTATCCTATTTTAGAAATTCCAGAATTACGTATAAAAATTTGGCTGAAGAATATAGTAAAGTTGATCCAAAAAAATCAAAATCTTTTGATACTAAGCAGTTACCAATTAAGATATTCATAAATTCACTTTTTGGTGCTTTATCTGCACCACAGGTTTTTCCTTGGGGGGATATGGACAAAGGAGAAATGATTACAACAACAGGAAGACAATATCTACGAATGATGATAAATTTTTTTGGTGAAAGAGGATATTCTGCGACCGTGATGGATACTGACGGCGTTAATTTTTCTATTCCAGACGGTGTTGAGAATAGACGGTATGTTGGTAAAGGTCTTAATTGGAAAGTAACGGAAGGTAAAGAATATTTTGGTGAGGAGGCAGATGTTATGGAATTTAATGATTTGGCAATGAAAGGTGAAATGGCGCTTGATACGGATGGGCAATGGCCAGCATGTATTAATCTTGCTCGTAAGAATTACGCATTAATAACAGAAAAAGGTAAAATCAAACTAACTGGTAATTCAATTAAATCTAAAAAAATGCCAAAATACATTGAGTTATTTTTAGATAAAGCAATTAAATTATTACTTAATGGCGATGGACAAGGTTTTGTTGAGTGGTATTATGAATATTTACAAAGAATATTTGATCAAAAAATCCCCCTTATTGATATAGCAAACAAAGCAAAGGTTAAGCAAACAATTGATGATTATATTAAAAGAAGTAAAACAACAACAAAGGCTGGTTCTTTAATGTCAAGACAAGCACATATGGAGCTTGTAATTAAAAAAAATTTAAATGTTAGTCTTGGTGATGTTATTTATTATGTTAATAACGGAACAAAAGCGTCTCACGGTGACGTTCAAAAGGTTAATAAACCAAAAAAAGGGTGGAATGAAGAACAGTTAAACACCTTCTTTTCAAACACAAAAATAAATCCGGATACAATAGAATCTGTAATCCAACTTAATTGTTATAGAATTGACCCCCAGGAATTAGAGAGTAATCCAGGTTTAACCGGCGAGTATAATATCCAAAGAGCAATTGCAACTTTTAATAAAAGAGTTGAACCATTACTTGTTTGTTTTAAAGAAGAGGTTAGAGATGGACTACTTGTCAAAAACCCAGAAGAACGACCTTTCTTCACTAAAGATCAGTGTGAACTAATAAATGGTGTTCCATTTGAGGAAGGTGATCAGGATAAATTAGAAGATGTTATGACAATATCCGATGAAGAATTAAAATTTTGGGAAAGTATTAATACCTCACCTTACCATATGTATGATGGTATTGACCCATATATGCAAAAATTTATTTAATAAAAGTGAAACTTTAATAAACTAATAGATATTTATATTATGGGGAGACCGAAGATTAAACAAGAAGATAAAAAGGTAAAATTTGGGATAAGTTTAGACCCAAAACTATACCAGAAAATTAAAAATGATGGTCATAAGGTCTCCAGATTAATTGAGAAATTAGTTAGGGATTATTATGGAAACAAAGATTTGTAGTAAATGTAAAGAGGAAAAAGAATTATGTTTTTTTGGTGTTGACAAAAAAAGGAAAGATGGTTTGAGAGTTTATTGTAATGATTGTAGAAAAATAGAGAGTCTTGAATACAGAAAAATAAATCCGGAGAAAAGAAAAGAAACCATAAAAAAATATTACGAAAATAATAAAGAAAAAATCAAAAAAAAAGATAAAATTAGGTTTTTAGAAAATCAAGAAAAAATTAGGGCTATTAAATTAAAATCTTACCATAAAAATAAAACTAAAGACGAACAAATTGATAGACGGAGGAAGTATCGTAAATACAAACGAAAAACCGACGTAAAATATAGATTGGCGGACGTTGTTAGACGGAGGATAAAAGATTATATGCAAATAAACAACATAACAAAAAAGAATAAAACTTTTGACATTGTCGGTTGTACCCCAGAATTTCTAAAAGAACACATAGAAAAACAATTTAAAGAGGGGATGTCTTGGGATAATTATGGTTTTTATGGGTGGCACATTGATCATATAATACCATTATCTTCCGCTAAAACCGATGAAGAATTATATAAGTTGTGTCACTATTCAAACCTACAACCATTGTGGGCTAATGAAAATTTAAGTAAAGGTTCTAAAATCTTATGACATTTTAAGACCGTCAGAACTAACAATATACCAGTTACCTCCAACAAATTTAAATTTAACACAAGCACCTTTTTCCAAAAGGAGTTCATCCCACTCTTCATCAATATGACCAACATCTGATTTAACAACAACACTTGTTAATGATTTAATTGTTATTTTTGATGTTGTTTTAGAGTTAAGTGTAACTTCAGAATTCTCAACATTTTTAACAATTAAAAATGTTTCATCGGTAGTTGTATAAACAGATTCGGATATTATTTTATGAACCTCAACCGGTTTTTCAATAATAACTTTTGGTTCAACAACTGTTTGTGTTTGGTATTTAACCACATTTTTTCTTTGTGTAAGATTATCAATTTTAATACTCATATTACATAAATTTGTCTTGGCATAGCCCTAAATTTAAGGGTTTTATTTAAGTTTTCAGCAAGTAAGGCCTCACGCTCCATTACTTTTTCAGGTTTCAATCTTGTAAGTCTTCCTTCAGCACCGATAAGTTCCTCAATTAGTTTTGCTTTTTCATCTTTTGCTTCAGTTGCAAGTGATTGCCATTCTAATGTTAAATCACCATCTGGTGTTTTCAAATTACCACTAAACTTACCACGAACTTTAGAAAGTGTTTCTTTACAATATGCGATAAACCATCTTCTAACCCAAACTTGTGCCGGATTATTTAATTCATGCCAACTAATTTTATCAAAAGGCACATCGGAAGGAAGTTTAATAATATCTGGATTGTCTTTTAAACATTTATCCCTATCACCAGGACCAACATCATAATACCAATACCAAACCTTACCCTTTGATAATGCCGAATCACCAAAGTCAAATTTACCCCCAGGTGTGTTCATAAGGTGTATTGCTTTTTTACCATCAGGAAGTGCGGTAATTCTATAAGTTAAATCACCAACAATAATTCTTCTTTGTATGTTTATTTCTTGTTGTCTTAATAACATATCAAATACTGGCATCATAAAATAACTTCCAGCCATATTACCCATCTGAGCAAGACCTCCACCACCACCAAGACCACCACCAACGCCTAAAGCACCAAAAGACCAAGGGTCAAACATTGTGTTGTTTAGTGTTGCCGGAGTAAACCACAATAATTCATTTAATTCTCTATTTGCTGGAATTTCATAAATTTGTTGACCTTTTACTAATTGGATATAATCTTTTTTTAGAACATAATCACCACCAGCCTGTAAACCAACAATTTTAGAATAGGCATATGTATATCTTGTTTCATAATCTAAACTTCTTGTTGTGAAAGCTTTTGATAAAGATTGAGTATCAAGATTTAAATTATTTAACGCGGTCCATTGAGATTCAATAAGCCAATCTTGAACATACTGTGAATACTCATCAATTGAAAACTCTAAAAGAGTGTCCATTTGCTCATCTTCTAATTCAATACTTCTTAACGGAGCACCAAGTATGTGTCTTACTTTTTTATAAAGGTCACTTCTTCCTGGTTCAGATATAATTGCCATAATGATTTTTTTATATAAATATCACGCTTTTGTATTAACTAATCTTCTAAGGTCTAATTTAAACCTTTCATTCTTAGATAAATTTCTGATAATATCTTGTGGAATGTTGTCACCAAGTCTTGATACACCATATTTATCACCAAGTTGATTAAAAAGCATTAAAATTTCTTTTGTTTTATCATCACCTAATAAAAATGACTTATAATCATCAATTGATAACGTTGGGAACTGGATTTGACCAGTTAAAACATTTGAGTCTACAAAAGAAAAAATACCTTTTGAGAAAGTAATTGTTTGTGAACCCTTTTGTTTTGGCGCTCTAAAAATACCTGGAATTTTACATAATTTAACTAAAGTTTCTCTTGTAAAATAAAACAATTTAATTTGTGTTTTATCTGGTTCTGGAATACCAACTAACATCCCGGTAATTTCTTTAAGTAAATAATTTATTAAATCTTCACCAACATTTTTAATATCTGTGTTAGAATGTGTTAAAATTTTCTCAACAAAATCTTCATGTTTAGACAACTCATAAAGTGTTTCTCTATTTTCTTCACTTCCATTATAATTTTTAATAAATTGAACGACTGATTTTTTTATACTTTTTAAACCAATTTTTTCTGTTGTTAAATTTCTTACAGTTTTACAAGAGATAAAATCACCATTAGGTGTCTCAACATCAAAAGGTGAAGTTTGTGAAATTGCTAATTGACCATCTAAAAGACCTGCAACAAGGGCCTCAAAGTCAAAACCTCTTGTTCTACTTTTAACCCACCTTTGGTAATAATTATTAAATCTATATTTTGATCTTTCACTAACATTATTTAAATCAAGACTCATAAGACCAGATATTTGTCTATTAAAATTTAAACCCCTCTCAATTTCTGCGGAAATAATATTATCTATTGCTTCTCTTGACGCTTCAGCATCTAAAGGAATAAGACGAATTTTTTGTAACTCACGACTCATGGCCTTTTTTAAATCTTGATCCATTGTGTCGTTCTCAACGATAATTTGTTTTATGGATTCATTTAATTTCTTTTTTGATTTTGTACCATAAAGGTCATTTACAAAATCCCAATTTATATGGTTCCAGAAATTATTTATATACTCGTCTCTTTTATTTTGATATTTTAAATAATAAGCGTGTTCCCAAAGGTCAAGACCTAATAATGGATATCCACCACCTTTAACAACATCCATAAGTGGATTATCTTGATTTGGTGTAAACATTATTTTTAATTGATTATTTTTTGTAAGAACTAACCAAGCCCAACCAGAACCAAAACCATCTTTTGCAACCAAATTAAATTCATCTTTTAAATTTTTTAAATTACCAAAATCTTTTTTAATTTTATCTAAAATTGGCCCATCTGGCTTTTGTTTTTTTGGTGATAACATTTTCCAAAATAATGCATGATTAAATGCACCACCGGCATTGTTTCTAACTTTTGTATCAAATTTTGAAATAGACTTAACAATGTCCTCAAGTTCCATTTCACCTTTTTTATTAACTAAAGCTGTGTTTAATTTTTTAACATAACCTTTGTAATGTTTATTATAATGAACGTCCATAGTTTTTGGGTCTACAAACTGTTTCATTGACGCGTAAGAATATGGTAGTTTCTCAATACCAATTCTTTTCATTTCATTTATAAAATTATTATGATAGTTAGTTTTTTCAGTTTTTAGAATTTCTTCTTTTAACAAATCCAATTTATTTATAATTGGTTTTGAATTTTCAAAAACAAGTTCATTATAATCTGGGTATTCCTTCTCAAACATTTTAATTAATCTTCCAGAAAAAGCATTTGCCTCATCTTCATTTTGACCGCCAATGTCTGGACCTCTTTCTCTACCTAGTACAAGTCTTTGGTATGCATGAACCCATTCGTGACCCAAGGTTCTCATTATATCCCTATTTAATCTATTTTTTGATAAAACTTTAATTTCACCATTAATGTTTTGACTACCGGTTGACATTTGACCGATTTTTTTTCCAAGAAAATAAATTTTTAACTCATTCGGAACTGGATAATGTCTATTTATAAATTTTATAAAATCATTATACATTCTTTTGTCTTCTGGTGTAAGACCAGAATCAATATGTTTAACTTTAACTTTCATTAATTATAAATACTAAATAGACCTAAAAAACTATTTTCTTTTATTTATTAGATTAAGTATTTCCTCCACAACATCAACAGACTCCGAAACCTCATCACCCATTACGGTTCCAATGATTTTCTTTTTGGTGTTTAATATATCATAGATAACACCTTCAATAGTATTTTCAAAAATTGGATAATATACTAGAACATTATTTTTTTGACCATAACGGTAAGCCCTATCTTCGGCTTGAGCGTGTTCGGCCGGAACAAAAGATAAGTCATTCATAATTACAGCTTCTGCTGATGTTAATGTGAGACCAACTCCGGCCGCTTTTAAGTTTCCAACAAAAACTTTTATTTTTTCATTTTCTTGAAATTGGTCAACAGCGTGTTGTCTTTGTACTTTATTACAACTACCATCTAAATACACAGATTCTTTCCCAAAATGATTATGAATAAGTTGTAACGTATCTGTAAAATTTGTAAAAATAATAACTTTTTTTCCTTGATCTATAATGTTTTGTGCAAACTCAATTGTTTCTTTTACCTTTTCATTTGCAATTACTTTTCTTACTTTCATTAGTTTTGAAAACTGAACACTAAGTGATGATGACTCTTCTTTTTTATTTTCTAACCATTCGTAGTATTCACCCATCAAATCTTTATAATCTTTTGATGAGGTTCTCAAATAAACAGGTGTAATAATCTTATCTGGTAAATCAAGGACATCTTCTTTTAATCTACGAAGAATTTGACCTGATGTTCTATCTCTCAACTCTTCCAAGTTTGACGCACCCGTAACATTCCATACCTTTCTATTTCCCGCTCTAAATTGATAACCTTGACAATAACGAATAGCATAAGCCATCCAGTTTTGTGCTACAGGACTTTCAATTATGTTTAATAGGTTGTAATAATTCATCGGACGAGAAGTCATTGGTGTTCCGGTTAATAACCAAACTCTTTTAACATCTTTTACAAAATTATTTATGATTTTTGTTCTTTGGGCTTGAGCATTTGAAATCATGTGAGCCTCATCCAATATTACTAATTCAAAACCGGATTTTACAAGTAATGAATTTTCTTTATCCTTTGGGTCGTGAAAGTTTTTTAGGATATCGTAATTTACAATAACAAAATCGTGTTCAGTTGAAAATTTTTTACCTTCAGCAATAAAAACAGATCTATCTGAATAATTTGCAATTTCTCTTTCCCAATTTATTTTAAGTGATGCCGGACAAATAATCAAAATCTTTTTTGCCCCAGTCTCAAGAGCTGCGATAATTGTGGAAGTAGTGTTATGTGTTACAATACAATGTTCTGTAACATATAATTTATCTGGAGCGTCAACTGAAATACAAACACTTTCTTCAAATCCAACCTTTTCAATATTTTTAATATATCTCCCAGTTGGGTATTTTGTTGGTTCAACATATCGTTCAGCTTTTCGTTTTAATCTAAATGGATTCATTCCAGTTGGTAATTTAATATTAACCCTATACGCTAATTTACCTTTCTTTTTTTCACCTTTATATGTATAAGTTGGAATACAAGTTTTGACTCTTGCGATACCTCCTAATGTTTGGGTAATCTCAACAACATCATCACAGAGTTGTTTTGACACAGTACAAAATTCAGTTCCTAAAAACTTCCCACCACCATTAAACATACAATGTCCATCAGTGTCCATTAATCCTTGTAGAATTGATAATCTATTTTCAATTGATGAATATTTGTATATTTCTGGAATAAATTTATTAATTGACCTAGTGTGTTCAATACCTAACTCATATAAAGATAACCCCACATTAATAGACCCAATTCTTTTATTACCTTGTGGTTTATTTTCTTTTAAATTTAATAAGGTGAATAAGTTATCATAATCATCTTTATGGGCTGAAAATCTAATATTTTTTTTATTAAATGAACCATCACCTAATGCAAGTCCTAACAAATACGGGTCAATAGGAAGATTATCATTTCGTTCAAATTGTATTGGTTTTACGATTGGGATTTGCCATTTATTATTTCCGTTTGGTGATTTATAATAGGTTTCAATTTCATATTCCTTATTTTTATTATAGTTAATACCTTTAACTGTAATTTTACCCCCCTCATACATTTGTTTTGTTGATAAAACTAAAGATTTTTTTATTCTTTCGTTTTTTCTATTTTTACCATAATTGGGGGATGAAACAGACCATAAATGTTCGTCTCCGGATAAAATTGAAAATCCATCATTGAATGTAATTCTATAAGTTTCCTTTATACCTTGTGGGAATACACCAATTACATTATGTGGTTTACCATCACTACCAATAACCTTATCACCAATTTTTATATCACCAATTTTTTTAGTACCTTTAGGTGTATAAACAGGAGTATTAACAGGTAAGAACTTACCCAGCCCCATATCATCAGCCAGAATAAATCTTTTTGACCCAACAAGTTTTTCAACAGCTTCTTTTTGGTGTGAGAGTGGTGGTCTATGTTCATATTTAGAATAATCAACATCAACTTTCTCAACTGAATGTGTTTTAATTAAAGATGATTTTGGAACCCAAAATTCAGATAAAACATCTTTCTCAAAAAATTTTCCCCAAATGTGATACGATTTATCTTTTTCAACCAGTAATTTTTCAATATAAACTTTTTCTGGGGTTTCAAGCAAGTATCTTTCTGTTGCGAACTTTTTTGCAAAGTAAGTATCAAGAAAAACCCACTTACGAGCTACCTTTGGTTTTGTGTCAAAATAATTAACAATATAATCTGCTTGGGTTCTTGTTGGATAAAACTTTTTGTTTGTTTCTTTTTTGGATTTCATATAAAGGATATAGTTGTTAGCCCCACTATATGAGTCCAACAATTCCAAAGCCTTCTGCTCTATTATTTGTTTTTGAATTTCCAAAATTATAGTTATAAATAAAAATAATGTAAAAACATAAAAAAATCAATTTTTTTTTTCAACAGCATATTTATAAATAAAAATTATTATGAAAAGAATAGTTAGATTAACAGAATCAGATTTAACTCGTATTGTTAAAAAAATCTTAAAGGAACAAAATGGTTTATTACAATCAGTGGATATTGAAAAAGAAAATAAGTTAAACAAAGAAGCAGAAAAATGTGGTTATATTGGTAATAACGCTGGTCTTACATATAAGAATAGAAAATGGAGGTGTCTTACTAATGAAAATATTGCTTGTTATGATTTAAACTATAGTAATATTAATCCTAAATTTATTATAAAAAAAATTGAGTCAAAAAAAGACGAATCAAGTAATAAAGATCCATATTCTTATGCTAAATTATCAAATGGAAAATATTGTTTTGCGTATGATTATAAAATGGGTAATGTTAAGGATTCTGAAGGGTGGGCTGAACCAAAAACCTCAAAACAATTGCAAACAATAAAAAAAGTATTAGGTGTTTAAAATAAAAAATTATATGATATCCCCACCTCATAAAGGTGGGTTTTTTATTTTATAAAATAACCATTAGAATATTTATCAATAAAACAGCTATGCAAAACAAAGTTCCAATAACAAGACTCGGTAAATTTTTTGGTGATAGTGATTTTAAACTTGAGATTGAAATGGGTCAAGAGTGGTTAATTGGTGATATGAATTACACTTGTGTTCTATATCGTGTTGATAGAAATAAAACAAAAACCGACGATGTTTATGGTGAAACTGTTTCAGATGGGATTAAGTTTTTACCACCAGTTGAATTTAATGCTTATGTTGCAATTGCGGCTCCTGAAAATAAATTTCTTGGAACCACAAAAATGGATCAAGTAGAACCTGGAAATATTACAATGTCAGTTTATTTGAAAACTTTGGAGGACCTTGAAATTGATATTAGTTTCGGTGATTATGTTGGATATTACGATAATGAATCATTTGTAAGATATTATACGGTTGTAAATGACGGTCGTGTAACATCAGATATTAAACACACATATAAAGGGTTCAAACCTTTTTATCGTACCATTATTGCTGCTCCAGTTGGACCTAACGAATTTAGAGGATTATAATATGGGATTACCAAAAAAAATTAAAAAAAATATTGACCTTATAGAAAAGAAAACTCTTCTACCAAGAAGACATGAGATTGCTGATATGATTTCTCAAGATGGGACGTATCTACCAAAATCTTTACTACACCCAGATTTGGATAGAGGTTTTTTAGATTTTGTTCGTGATGAATTAAAATTAACTGTTGAGGGTAAGGTTGTTCCTATGGTTGATATTTTAATCACAACACAAAACTGGGCACAATTTACTGAAACTTGGGATTTCCAAAACATAGATAAAAATGTGGAACCACCATTTATTGCGGTTGTTAGGTCGCCAGAGGTTACATTTGGAAATAACCCATCTATTATGACATATAACATACCAAATAGGAGACAATATTTTTATGCTAAAGTCCCAACTTGGGATGGTCAAAGACACGGTTTTGATATTTATAAAATCCCACAACCAGTCCCTGTTGATATAAAATATACAGTTGTAATTGTTTGTAATAGAATGAGAGAATTAAATAAGTTTAATCAAAATGTTATAACAAAATTTGCATCTAAACAAGCGTATCAAGTAATCAAAGGTCACTACATTCCTATTATTATGGGTAATATTTCTGACGAATCCGTTTTGGATTTAGAGAAAAGAAAAGTTTATTTACAAAAATATGAAATGACATTACAGGGTTTTTTAATTGACGAGGATGAGTTTGAGATTAGACCAGCAATTACAAGAACATTTCAAATCTATGAAACGGATTTACAAACTAAAAGAAAAAAACAAAAAAAACAAAACCCTCAGATACCACCAACTTATGTACCAACATATAAAGTGGGAAATTTGGTTTCAGTTGAAAAATTCAATTATACGGTAAATTTAAAATTATCAACAAATCAAAATGTTGATGAATATCAAATTTTTATAAATGATGATTACTATGGTAGTAATTTAACTGAAATCCAAATAAACACTGGGGATCAATTAAGAATTACAATAACAAAAGACGACGATACAAAAGAAGCTGAAATAATCTTTACACAAGAACTTATTTAATCTTCACCATATATATCTCTTTTTTCTTTACATTTTTCAATAATTAAACTTTCAAGAAACTTATACATTTTAAGTCCACGTTTATCACAATACTTTTTTAAAATATTATGAACGTCCTTATCAATCTTTAAATTTTTAATCTTTTTTGAGTCTTGTTCCATAGGTAGAAAAAAGGTAGAAAAAAATCTCACCAAAATATAAATAGTTTTACGTAAGTAAAGTTTTTGACAAAAACAACAATATTTATATGTAAAATAAAATTAAAACATAAAATTAAAAATCTATGGCAACTAACAGTAAAGTATTTGTTTCACCAGGTGTTTATACTTCAGAAGTTGATTTAAGTTTTGTTGCACAAAGTGTTGGTGTAACAACTTTGGGTATTGCAGGAGAAACTTTGAAAGGTCCTGCTTTTGAACCAATCTTTATCAAAAACTACGATGAATTTCAAGCTTACTTTGGCGGAACTTCACCTGAAAAATTTGTGAACACACAAATTCCAAAATATGAAGCAGCATATATTGCTAAAGCATATTTACAACAATCAAACCAATTATTTGTTACAAGAATATTAGGATTATCTGGTTATGATGCCGGACCATCTTGGTCAATTGTTACAAAAGCAAATGTTGACCCATCAACCGTAGAATTCCAATGTTTAAGCGGTGGAACAGCACCAGAAGATCCTTGTACACCTATTTGTTTGGTACCAAAAACAATTCCATTTATGGTTCCTTTTACAGCTTGTACAAATTCTGAGGATACTATCTTATATGGTACATTCCCAACTGTTATTGAAGATATGTTGACTGAACAATATGAAAATTTTGATGGTTCAATTTCAACATTTGATACAAATATTAGAGATCAAATTTTTAACATTATTACAGATGTAAACCCGTATACCGCTGAAACTGAAAGTATAAATTATTTTGGTACAATATGGGGTGATGATTATGATAATTTAGTTAGTATTGGATATTCAGCAGAAACAAATGTATTTAATGTTCCTTCACCATCAAGTGATTTAACAGATTATACATCATCATTTAATGATGCTTGGTATTATGGTTTGTTTGATAATACAAATAATGGATTATATTCTGGTTATTCTTTCTTTACATTTATTAGTGGATTAACTGAAGTGTTTCCTGTGACCACAACAACTACTACATTAGTTCCACCGTCACCAACACCATCAGCAACGCCAATTAACCCTTGTATTACACCAACACCTTTTGCATCCCCAACACCAACACCAACACCAGTAAATGTTAGTTGTTATGAAGGAGTTATTGTTGGTCAAGTTTATTTGTATTCTGGTGTTTGTTATACAGACTATGATGATTTGGTGGTTGCAACTTTAAGATCAAGAGGTATTGCAACATATTCTGATTCTAATAATCCAGTATATGAAGTATCTGATACATCAAATGTAACACTTGATATGACTGGTCAATATAGTGGTGTACTTAAAAACCCATATTTACCGTTTTCTGTAAATGTTACAAATGATTCTGGGACTAACTTTATTTTTGAAACATCATTTAGTCAATCAGATTCACAATATATATCAAAAGTATTTGGTAGTACTAATTTTGGAAAACCAAGAACCTCAACACCATTATTCTTAGAAGAAAGATTCCAAGCTCTTTTAAATTATGGATGGAGAAAAGGTTTTATTAGAGGTTTAAGTTCTCAACTTACAGCTCTTGATTCCGCACAAAGTGGTGACCCTAACTCAATTGGTTGGTACTTAGATAAGTTCCAATCTCCAAGTTCTCCTTGGGTTGTGTCAGAGTTAAGAGGTACTAAAACATTTAACCTATTTAAGTTCTACACAATTTCAGATGGTAACTCAGCAAATAGTGAAGTTAAAATTTCAATTATTAATATTTCATTTGCTAACAGAACATTTGATGTGTTAGTAAGAGATTACTTTGATGTTGATTCAAACCCAGTTGTGATTGAGAAATTTACAAACTGTTCTATGGACCCATCTCAAAATAACTTTATCGCTAAAAAAATTGGTACATTAGATGGTGAGTATGAATTGAATTCTAAATATATTATGGTTGAAATGAACGAGGACGCACCAGTTGATGCTGTAGCTTGTGGTTTTGACGGATATACATTTAGAGAATATGTTGGAGTTAGACCGCCATTCCCAGTTTATAAAACTAAATATGATTTCCCAGGTGAAGTAATTTATAACCCACCATTTGGTTTAGCCTCTGGTGCTGATGATGCAATTACAAGTTCTGGTGATAATATTAGAAGAACATATCTTGGTATGTCAAGCAATATTGGGTTTGACACTGATTTCTTTGAGTACTACGGAAAAAGAAACCCAATCTCAACTTGTGATTTAGAAGGTGGTGAGTGGACTTATAAAACAAGAGGTTTCCATATGGACCAATTTGCAAGTGGAATTACAATTTCAAGCGCTTTTGCAACAAGTGGGACACCTAAATATTATGCTGGTGCCGCACCATTCTCTTCTGAACCAACAGAACCAGAGAGTCCATACTACAGATTGTTCTCAAGAAAATTCACTTTATTTGTGAGTGGTGGATTTGACGGATGGGATATTTATAGAGAGTTTAGAACAAACGGTGATAATTACGTATTAGGTCGTAGAGGTTTCTTAAATGGTGCTTGTGTTTCTGATAGATACCCAACGGCATCAGGATGGGGTGCGTTTAAACAAATTGCTGTTGGTGATGGAACTGTTGATTACGCAAATACAGATTACTATGCTTATTTACTTGGTATTAGAACGTTTGCAAATCCAGAAGCTGTAAACATTAATGTATTTGTGTCTCCAGGAATTGATTACGTTTATCATAGTGATTTAGTTGAAGCTACAATTGATATGATTGAAAACGATAGAGCGGATTCACTTTATATTACAACAACACCAGACTACAATATGTTTGTAGCATCAACAACTGAAGGTGATAACTTGATTTATCCTCAAGAAGCTGTTGATAATTTGGAGACAACTGGAATTGACTCTAACTATACTGCAACATATTATCCTTGGGTATTAACAAGAGATAGTGTAAATAATACACAAATTTATATTCCAGCAACGGCTGAAGTTACAAGAAACTTGGCACTTACTGATAATATTGCATTCCCTTGGTTTGCAGCAGCTGGTTATACTCGTGGTATTGTAAATGCAGTTAAAGCTCGTAAAAAATTAACACAAGAAGATAGAGATGTTCTTTATATTGGAAGAATTAACCCAATTGCAACATTTGCAGATGTTGGTACTGTAATCTGGGGTAATAAAACCCTCCAAATTAGAGAATCTGCTTTAGATAGAATTAATGTTAGAAGATTGTTATTACAAGCTCGTAAATTAATTTCTGCTGTTTCAGTAAGATTATTGTTTGACCAAAACGACGAACAAGTAAGACAAGATTTCTTAAACGCAGTTAACCCAATCTTGGATGCAATCAGAAGAGACCGAGGTTTATACGATTTCCGAGTTACAGTTTCAAGTGATACGGCTGATTTGGATAGAAACCAATTAACAGGTAAAATCTATATCAAACCAACTCGTTCATTAGAATTTATTGATATTACATTCTACATTACACCAACAGGTGCTTCGTTTGATAATATCTAATAAAATAAATTAAAGGAAAAGGGAGACAAGTTCTCCCTTTTTTTATTTATCTAATATTTATTATTATGAGTCAAAAAAAATATATAAAAAAATTAATTAGTGAGATTATTGACGAATCATCATCACCAGTAATGAAATATTACGCTTTTGATTGGGACGATAACCTAATGTTTATGCCGACAAAAATTTATTTATTAGATGATAATGATGAAACAGTTCCTATGTCAACAGAAGATTTTGCAGAATATAGAACTGAAATTGGTAAAGAACCTTTTAACTATAAAGGTCATAAAGTTGTTGCTTTTGATAAAGAACCATTTAAAGATTTTGGTGTTAAAGGAGATGACAAATTTTTAAAAGACGCAATGAAAGCTCCGACAGGTCCAGCGTGGTCTGATTTTGTAGAAGCAATTAACAACGGCTCAATATTTGCAATTGTAACCGCAAGAGGTCATACACCTTCTGTGTTAAAAGAAGCTGTCCATAAACTTATAGATTCAAACAAACACGGTTTAAATAAAAGTGAGTTGGTAAAAAACCTAAAAAAGTATAGAGATTTAGCAGATGAGGAAGATTTAACTGATGATGAACTTGTTGAGGTTTATTTAGATATGTGTAGATTTCATCCAGTTTCTTTTGGTGTTGGTTCTGCTACAAATCCAGAACAAGGAAAAATTGATGCTATGGAGGAATTTATAAGATATGTAAAATTGTTATCACATAGATTACAGAAAAAAGCTTTTATGAAAAACAAAATTTCAAATTATTTTACACCATTTATTGGTTTTTCAGATGATGATGTTAGAAATGTAGAAAAAATGAAAAGTCATTTTGATAAAAAGAAAGATAATATTTTACAAACTTATTTAACAGCAGGAGGTAAAAAAACTAAATATTAAGTTAATTCTTACTTATTATAATAATATTTTGAAAATATATTAAAGTAAATAGAAAAATTTTTTATATAGTACTATTTATAATAAAATAAAAAACAAAAAAAATTTGAACTATGGCTGATTTGTTAATGAAAATGCCTATACCTTACGAACCAAAGCGTAATAATAGGTGGATCTTAAGATTCCCTTCTTCTTTGGGGATAAATGAATGGTATGTTGAGAGTACATCAAGACCAAAATTAAAAATTAACTCTGTCGCAATTCCATTTTTAAATACAGAAGTTTATGTTGCTGGTAAATTTAACTGGGAATCATTACCAGTTACTTTTAGAGACCCAATTGGTCCTTCTGCTACACAAGCTGTTATGGAATGGATTAGAACTTGTGCTGAGTCTGTAACTGGTCGTATGGGTTATGCCGCTGGTTATAAGAAAAATGTTGATTTGGAAATGCTTGACCCTACCGGTGTTGTTGTTGAAAAATGGATATTAGAAGGTGCATGGCTTACTGGATATGATGGTGGCGCATTAAAATACGGTGGTGATGAGGTTGCAACAATTTCTTCAACAATCGTTATGGACCGTTGTATATTAGTTTACTAAAAAAATTTACTTTTATATTTAACCGTATATTATTGTATAGTATACGGTTTTTTTATACATATAAAATTTTTTAATTTAAAGATATGAGTGATGATATTATAACATATGGGCAGATGGATTTTAATTTACCACACGACGTGGTTCAACTACCTTCAAGTGGTGTATTTTATAAATCTAAAAAGAAAAGTGTTAAAATAGGTTATCTAACTGCTAGCGATGAAAATATCTTAGTTAATATTGACGGAACAAAAACAATTAAAGAAACAATTATTGTACCTCTTTTAAGAAATAAATTATATGAAAGAGATATTAGACCAGAAGAATTGTTGGAAGGTGACGTTGAAGCCATTTTATTATTTTTAAGAAACACATCTTTTGGTCCGGAATATAATATTGTTGTGAATGACCCAAAAACAGGAAAATCTTTTGAAACATCAATAATGTTAGATGAGTTAAATATCGTTCAACCAAAAGTACAACCAAATAACGAGGGATTATATGAAGTAGTTTTACCAACATCTGGTGCTCACGTAAAATTAAAAATATTAAGTTTAATGGACACAATGGAAATTGATAGGATTGTTGATTTATATCCTATTGGATATAACGCACCTATTGTTACAACTCGTTTAAGTAAAATGGTTGTTGAACTTAATAATGATAAAGACCCAAACAAAATCGCAACCTTTATTCAAAATATGCCAATCAACGATTCAAAATTCATAAGAAATTTTATGAGAGAAAATGAACCAAGATTAGATCTTAAACGAACAGTTATAGCCCCGTCTGGAGAAAAGGTAGATGTAAATATCGCCTTTGGGGTGGAATTTTTTCGGCCTTTCTTCTAAATACTCAAAATTTTTATTAGACGAATATTATTATCTTGCAAAATATATACATATGCAATATAAAGAATTTTTGTCAATTCCTACTTATGTTAGAAAGTATCTAATTGAAAAACTTTTAGAAGACTTACAACCTCAAAAAACAACTTAAAATATATTTATTTTAAAAACTCAATATGGGTATATACGATGAAATATATGATTTATTTGCTAAAAAAATTGGTAAAAAAGGTGAATTAACAAAAGAAGAAAAAAATGCTGCTGTAGAACTTTATAATGCTGGTCAACAAAAAGCAAAAAACGAGCAAAAAGATGTTCCAGAATCTAGTCCATCATCACTTCAAGTAAGTGATAAACCAGTTTCAGGTGCTTTAGATTTAAAAGGTATCAAAAATGATATTGTAGGTGGACTTGAAGCTACGACAGGTCCATTTCTAGGTTTAGAAACGGTTACAAATGATGTAAACGCTCTAATTACTGAAGCACAAAAACTAGGAAACACAATGGGTCTTGGTCGTGCTAGGGCTGATGAATTAAAAAGTACGATAGCCGATACCATCCCAGAAATGCTTAAATTGGGAATCACTACTGATGAGGGCATGAAAGTATTGAGCGACATCCCAAACACATTAAAAACAAACACAACCGTTGCAAATGAAACAATTATTGAACTTGGTGCAACATCAAAAGCAACAGGTGTTGATGTTAAGGATTTAGTAAAAGAATTTTCACAAGTTGGTACTCAACTATCAAGTGTTGGTGATGAAATGACTTCTGTTGCAAACTACGCAAAAAGTGTTGGTGTTAATGTTAAAGAAGTTACAGCAGGTGTTGTTAATAATTTAAAAAATCTTAATTTATTTAATTTTGAAAATGGTGTGCAAGGGTTGGCAAAAATGCAAGCCCAATCAGCAATGCTTGGTGTTAATATGGGCAAAGTATTTGATAAAGCTGAAGACTTATTAAACCCAGAAAATGCAATTGAATTTACATCTGCATTACAAAGATTAGGTGTAACCTCAACAGAACTTTTGGACCCACTTTCAGCTATGGATATGGCTCTTAATGACCCAGCAAAACTCCAAGACGAAATGACCAAGGTAGCTCAACAGTTTACAAGATTAAAAGCTGATGGTACTGGTTTTGAAATATTACCTGGTGCTAAATTACAATTAAGAGAAGTTGCTAAAACATTAGGTATGAATGCCGATGAATTAGCAAATATGGCAATTAAAAGTTCTGATTTGGATATGAAATTAAAACAAATTAGATTTCCAAGTTTTGCTGCTAGTGAAGAAGATAGAATGTTAATTGCTAATATGTCTCAAATGAAAGACGGAAGAGCTGTTGTTCAAATAACAGATGATAAAGGAACTAAACAAGAAGTTGCTGTTGAAGACTTAACTGCTGACCAATTAGAAAAAATAAAAGAAGAGCAATCTAAACAAGCAATGTCAGCTGAGGATCTTGCTAGAAGTCAATTAACTGTTCAGGAAGAAATTAAAAATATATTAAAAGGAAGTGAGTTTGCCGTGAGAATGGGTGTAGCTAGTCAAGGTCCAGTACAAAGATTAGCTGAAGCAAATATGGCAATTAGAGGTGCTACAGCTAAAAATTTATTTGGTAAAATTAAATCAGAAGATGTTAGAGGTGGATTAACTGGTGTATCGTCACCACTTGAAGATTCGGCAGCATCATTGTTAACTGGTGGGCTTACACCAGAAAATATAAATAAAATAACAACAAGTTTAAATGAAATACCTGGAAATATAATTAAGAGTATTTTTGGAATTACTGGTGGTGCACTTGAAGGATTAAAAGGTGCTTATAAAGAAGGTGTTTCAGGTGTTTCAGGTGTTTATGATGGTATTGGTGGTGTACAAAAAATTGAAGGCTCAACAGTCAATACCACTTTTATTGATCAAATACAAAAATATTTTACTGAAGGTAAAAACCTTGTTGAGTCTAATATTAATAAAAATTTTAATGTTACTCAAAAAATAGATATTACAAATTCAGATAATTCATTAAGAAATATGACACCAGAACTTTATAATGCTCTAATAGATAAACTTAAAAATGACCCTCAGAAACTTAACGAAATTTTTAGTGGTATAGAAAAGGTTACTGAAGGTATATAATTTTTAATTTATAAAATCATATTTTTTTGTATTTATTATTAAAATAACATATGGCTGATAGTTTTTTATCTTTTGCTAATTCATCAAGTTTTAGAAACCAATTGGTCGCTAGAAATTTACAACCATATGTCGTACCAGGTGTGTTCTCAAGTCCACCTACAAATGTAAATTACGAAACAAATTTAACAGTATCAAGTGTAATTGATTCACCAGATACTTTAATTTCATCAAATCAATTTGCCGATAGTTTATATCCGCTTAATGAATATGGTCCAGAAGGTGGATTTGAAGGTAAATACTCTGTTCCTGGTTCACCATATCCAGTTGAGTCAAATTCTGGTCCATATGACCCTAATGATACACAATTAGATATTATAAATGAATTTTTTATTGATGCGGCATACGTACAAAATATTTATGGACCAGAAGGTGGTTATTCCGATTTAATTGTTATAACCGATGTTGTTGGTAACCCAAAGTTATATCAACCTTATTGGGATCCATCATCATTTGTTTCATCAACATACACAACATATGACATTGTATTTAGTCAAAATCCATCCGGTTCAAACGGTCCGTTATCACAAGATACATTTTTAGCTAGATTAGGTGCCGAAAGATTAAAAAGTGCTTTTGAAGAAAGAATTGCGGACCAATTAAGAAAAGAAACTATAGGAAGGATAAATCTAGATTCTTTAGAAGACCCTTTTAGTGCTAGTCTTGTTGCTGCAGGAAAACAACCATTTGTTGAAAAAAACTGGACAATTACACAACCAGAAAATCCAGTTGAGGCGGCAGCCGCTTTTGCATTAAGGTTATCTGGTACTTATTTTCCAGTATCAACAATACCTGGTGATTATTTTAACGACACAAATATACAAGCACCATTACTTGAAAAAGCTTTAAATGTTGGGAACTCGGTTACAGGTGGCTTATTAGGACCAATACTTGATGTTTTTAGAAATCCGTCAGAAACATTTGTTGCAAATACTGGAAATGGACAAAGGTCCATTTTATTTTCATCTTTAGATTATAACAAATATAGACCAAAATATGTAAGAGGTCCACTACAAAGTATTACAACTGGTCTTGATAGAATATTAGACCCAGATAAACCAAATACTGGTGGTTATTATGTTGGTAGTCCAGAAGCTGAACCATCACAAATTGATTCACCGGCAAATCAAATACCAGTTGGGCCAGGTGGTAAACAGATAAACACAATTGTTTATGGTCCACAAGAATTAGGAATACTATACGAAGGTAATCAAAATAAATTATTAAATGGTTTAAAAGGTAAATCACTTTCAGATGGTGGTGGTATTTCCGGACAATTTGTTTGGACATCACCAAAATATAAAGACAACGCTGGTTTCAAACAAGGACCAGGTGGTGTACCAAAATCATTAGACCAAGAATTTGAAACTATTAGAAGTGATTATTCTAGTTATCAATCTACTGATATACCATTTAAAGAAGGTTCAATTTTAGACGACACACAAAGACTAATTGACTCCGCCGATAAAGTAACTGGTCAATCAAGATTAAAACACGTAGGTAATGCGATTAATCAAGTATCAAAAGTTTTCAATGATGGGTATAAAGAACTAACAAAAGGTTCACAAGTTTTATCATATAAAAATGATTCAGATGGTAGTGAAGAAGGAATTGAATATTGTAGAATTTTTACAAAAGACACACCTTATTACACTTATGCTGATTTACAAAAATCAGATGGTATAACAACAGAAGGTAGAAAATTTTCATACTCTATTTTTGATAAGACGTATAATTTAAATATTGCTCCTTTAAAAAATCCTGGGTCCACAAATATCGTTGATAACAAGGTTAAAAAATATATGTTTTCAATTGAAAACCTTGCTTGGAGAACATCAGATAGACCTGGATTTACATATGATGATTTACCAGTATGTGAAAAAGGACCAAATGGAGGTAGAATAATGTGGTTCCCACCATATGACTTATCATTTTCTGATGATAGTTCACCTGAATTTAATAAAACTTCATTCCTTGGTAGACCAGAACCAATATATACATATAAAAATACATCAAGAAAAGGTACCATTAGTTGGAAAATAATTGTGGATCATCCGGCTGTTATGAATACAATTGTTCAAAAACAACTTAAAAAAATTGACCCTAAAAAAGTTGATTCTATGTTAGATTCATTTTTTGCTGGTTGTTTAAAATATGATTTATATGAACTAGGAATTAAATTTAATACAATTCCAACAAGAGATTTATTTACATATCAACAAGTTTTAAATAACCCAAGATTAACTTCTGAAGAGTTAGGTCAAGTTGCGTTTGAAATACCAAAACAACCAGAACAAGCTGATAAAAATGTTGGAAGTAGTGTTGGTGCTGATACTAATATAACAGACAATAAAACAAAAGTTGAAAATAACACAACAAATGCACTTGAAGATGTAGACTTATCAAAATTTATAAATTATGGATTTTATTTTGATAATGATTGTCCTGAGTGTAAGGGTAGTTGGAGTAAAACCGCAAGTCAACCATATGATAGTTGGTATAATGGATATGTTGGAAATAAAGGAAAATATGACACATCAGCACCAGAAATAACTTACTCAAAAGAAAGTGACGGTACATATAAAGAGTGGAGTAGGGCTGGTATACCAAATTTTTTCACACAAGTAGTTGAGGGTAATTTTACAGTAATTAAGGATACACTTATAACTAAGATTGGTGAAATATTACTTAATGGTGGAGAAGTGTCTGTTGATTTAGTAGGCTCAGCTTCTGCCGTTCAAACAGTTGCTTACAACCAAACACTATCTGAAAGAAGAATTGATTCCGTTCAACAATGGTTTAAAAAACAAAAAGATAAAAACGGAAAATCTTTTGAAGATTATATCACAAATAAAAAACTAATATTAAAGGGAGACCCAAGAGGTGAAACTATTGCAATCCCAAAAACAAGTTCTGAGGTAACAACAGACGCAACGGTTGTTAATGCGTCTGGTAATGATGGTGTCTTAGCTGATAGTGTAAATTGTAATGCAAACTTAAATATAAAAGTTGGTAATACATATAAAATAACTTCAGCGGCTGAAATTTATTCAATACCAGCAATGTCTTGTAGGAGAGTTACAATTAAAGACATTAAAGCAAAACAACCACCAAAAAAAGATACCGGTGGTGGTGGTGAAAAAACACCAGAACCAGAAAAAGAAACAAAAAAAGAAGAAGCAGTAAATATTCAAAAAAACCCGGCTCAAACAATTAAACCATCACCAAATATAACAATTGAACAAAAAATTAAAGATGGTATTTCTAAAAAAGTTTTAAGAACATTATTTTCTGAGTGTGATTATTTTGAGGTTTTAAAAGAATCGGACCCAATGATTTTCCAATCAATTAAAGATAAAATAAAATACTTTAGTCCTATTTTCCACGCTATGACACCAGAAGGTTTAAATGGTAGATTAACATTTTTAAATCAATGTGTTAGACCAGGACAAACAATACCAATTATTGGTGCTGACGGAAGACCAAAATATAATGACGCTTTAAACACGTCTTTTGGCGCACCACCAATTTTAGTATTAAGAGTTGGGGATTTTTATCATAGTAAAATTGTTCCTAATAGTCTCCAATTTGCATATGAGGAAGCAAAATACGATTTAAATCCTGAAGGTATTGGTGTACAACCTATGATTGTAAAAGTCACATTAAGTTTTGATTTTATTGGTGGACACGGATTAAAACAACCAGTTGAAGAATTACAAAACGCCCTTTCTTTTAATTTTTATGCAAACACTGAAATTTATGATGAAAGAGCAACAGCAACTGAAGATGTTAGTGCTAGAGACAAATATGTTGTTGAAAAAATATTATCACAACAACCACCAGTTACAACATCCGAGGTTCAGAACACCCAACCTAAAAAAGGTGGTAATACAATTGGAACAATATTAAGTGATACCCAAATTGACTATACTAGTCAGATAAATGATTTTTGGAAAAAAACAACAGAGTATTTTGATGCGGTGATAGATACTCATACAACATTAGTTAAAAATTTTAATAGAGGTATTGTTGATTTACTTTTTAATGAAAGAAATTTTAATGTTGGAAAGTTTGACGAATATGGGACATCATCTGAATTACCAATTTACGGAAAACCAAATAATGTAGAAAATAAAGTTAATAAACTTTTTGAAAAAACAGTTTCTGATATTAAAAAAAGAAATGACCCTTTTATGTTTACTATTGACAATAGTAATAATTTAAAAAATTCAGATAAAAAAGAAATTGAAAGACGATTAATAAATTTTGTTGAAGATAGTAAAACAGAGTTCTCTTTAAATTTAAATAATGATTTATCAAATTTAATAAACATCCAGCAAGACTATATTCAAAATATAAGGAAATTTAATTTAATCTTAACTAAAACAGATGGGTCTTTAACATCTGATAATAAACCTTTAACTTATAATTTGTCGGCAGACACTAGTTCTGGTGATACGTATAATCTTTTAAAAACAAGTTACACTAAAATAAAAGATAAACATATAACTTTCTTTAACGAACCATCTAATATAATACAAAATGAAGGACTTTTGTATCTCGCAAATAATAAATATTTACCAAAAGATGCCCTATTTAATGATGGTAGAACATTACCAGCAGGTACCAGTTGGGTAAAAAGTAATTCAAACACGAATAACGAAGATGCTAAAAATAGGTTTTATCAAGTTATGGCACAAATATTTTATAGTGACACAAAAAAAAGTACACTAAAAGAATTTATATTAAATAGTCAAGTCTATTCAAACAAAACAGTAGTTGGTAATGAAATTGATAATGCAATAGATATTTGTGTAATAGAATATAGTGCGTACACAAAAAATAACATAGAAGTTTATGGTAAAATAAAAGATTCACCAGCATACAAAGATTTAACTCAATCACCACTTAATGATGCTGATAAATATGTTTTTGGTTATGTAACAACAAATAGTGGTACAAACGACCAAAATAAAAGAATTTCAGATTTGTACTCAACAAATAATTTGAACAATGATTTTAAAACTTTTGATGGAAAAGTAAAATTTAATTAATTATGAATTTACAATATTACAACAGATATAATCAATTTTTAATAAATGGAGAACAACAAGTTGTTCCTTATATAACAATTCCGACAAAAGTTACGGATAAAAATTACATTTACATTGTTGGTCAATCAAGATTGGATAAAATATCACAACAATTTTATGGTTCACCATTTTTTGGTTGGTTAATACAACAAGCCAACCCACAATATTCTGGTTCTGAATGGAGTATACCTGATGGTGCAATATTGACAATTCCATTTCCTTTACTAACATCATTACAAGATTACAATAACGAATTAAACAACCATTTCTTTTATTATGGTAGATAATGGAGAAAATATTTTAGTAGAATTTGATTACGATAATGTATCCCTTATAGACCCAAACAAAGTAATAGATCAAGACGGTAAAGTAAGAGATAGATTAGTCAAACAAGAAAACTTGGTAATATATGCTAACCTTGAGTGTAGTGTTGTACCAAGAACTAAACTGGCTATTGGTGCACCATTAAATGATAATGTAAGAACAATATCTGTTGGAAAAATAAATTTCCTTAATCCAGGTTTTAAAAAATTTTTAAATAATAATTGGACAGACGAAATTACTGGTAAAGGTGCAATAAAAGGTGAAGGTGTAAATCAACCTAAACTTAATGCAGTACAAAACCCAAAAAAATCAGACGACTTTTATATTTCACAATCATTATACTCAAACGGTACACCAGGTGCTGTTGATAATGGACTATTAGGTATTAAAAGTATTGAGACAATTATTGATACAAATTTTTACCCACAAGTAACAATACAATTAGAAGATGTAAAAGGTAGAGGATTATTTGAAGGTGGTAATAGTTCGCCTTATGCGGCTTTTTTCCAATTACCTTACCCAATATTTTATTTAACATTAAAAGGGTATTACGGAAAGGCAGTTAGAATGCCACTTATGTTACAAACTTTTAACTCAACTTTTGATAATACATCTGGAAACTTTAAAGTTACTTTAAAACTATATGGGTACAAATACGGTGTGATGTCATATATAAATTGGGGACACATGTTAGCGGTTCCACATATGTATAATTCATTTGTAAGTACAGGACAAGTATCACAAGGAACACCACAATCAAATGGAACTGTATCAAAACAATCTTCAGATAATGTCAAACCAATTTCAGTTTCTAGAGGATACCAAAAAATGAAAGAATTATATTCGGAATATAAGTCAAAAGGTTTAATTGATGATGACTTTCCTGAATACAGTCTTTTCCAATTAAAAAGTAAGTTAGATACTTTTATTAAAGATATATTAGAAAAATTTACAAAAGAAAATTTAGGTTCATTAACTGAACTTGAGAATTTTCAAACACTACTTACAGAGTTCCAAAAAAAAGTATTTTTTGATACCAACTCTTGGTATAGAACTTATATGGATTTTAAATTTCCATTGGTTCTAACCGACAACACAAAAGTATATACATTTAAAAAAGATTATGATACTGCTCAGAAAAAAAGTGAAGCAATAACTGAACTTGATGGTATAATAAAAGATTTTGTAAAAAAATTAGAATCAAATAGTGTTGCCGGTAAAGATGGTAGTTATACTGTTGGTGGAAAACAAACAAAGAGTCAAGTCCCAGTAAATGTTACAATAGATAAGTTTAAAAAAACAATCACAGTAAATGATGTTGATTTTACTAAATCATTTAATGAAGCATATGGTAAAACAACTTCCGGTGGGACTTTAGTCCAAGAATTTACAGTTGCAAAATCAACCGAAATACCAACAAATCAATATTTTGTTTTTGACGGAAAGGGAACATTTAATGATATTTGTAACCAAGCTGCAAAAGAATTAACAACGTTAAGAACCGAAATTGAAAAACAAATTACGGATAATTTAGCAGAACAATTAGCAAAAAAAGATAGTGGTATTGGTTTTAAACCAACAATTAGAAACATACTTGCAGTTTTTTACGCACAAGGTGAGGCATTTTTAAGGTTAATGGATGATGTTCATAATTCAGCGTGGGAGGTAAGAGATGACCCATATAGAAGAGCCTCTGTGTTTGGAACAACTACAGCACAAAGTGTTGATGTTAAGAATGCACAACAAGCAACAGAACCAATTTATCCTTGGCCACAAATTATCTTAGAAAATCAAGGAGATGATTCTCAAGAAAAATTTGCATTAAAATATCCTGGAGACCCAAAATTATCATCAATAACAAAAGCATATATTCCAGAACTATGGCCTGAAGTTGAGTTTGTTGAAGAATACATTAAAGGTTTTATTGAAAGGGAAGCTCAAGAACCAGATTTAGGTGATTCAAATAATTCTGAACAACAACCTTTAAGGTTGAGTTTGAATGCTGTTGATTTCCCAATATCAAACGAGGTTTTCCAAAATAAGGAAGAAGTTAAGTATTACTACGAAATTTATGAAAGAGTTATGGTTAATACATTCTTTTCTAAATTAAGTAGAGTTGATGGTTATCAATCAAGTGTTTATTTGGTTGAATCTGAAAATGAAAAAATAAACGCACTTAAATCTTTAGGTGTTGATAATCCATTTTTAATTAAAAAACTAAAACAATATTTAATTGATGGAAATAACTATCAAACATTTTTAAGACATATCTCAAATCAGGGCGAAGGAGAAAGTTGGCAAAAATTTATTAGAGGTGAGTTTGTTACACCATACATTAAAAACAAAACAAATACACCGTTTCAGTTGTTTAATAAAAACATATTACTAAGTCCTTCATCACAACCAAATGTTTCTGCAACACAACAAAATAAAATTGAAGATTATGTCCAAGTAAAAACATATAGTAATCAGTTTGATTTTACTGATATGTACCCAATTACAAATCTTGATTGGTGTAAAAATTATTTGGCAAATGGTAAAGGAACAAATGGGACTAACGACATTTTTAACACAAATAAAATTTTGGTTTATAATACAACTCATAAATCAATTACGAGTTTTAAAAATGATGATACAACAGATACAAAAAGACCAATTACAAATTTTAATTACACAACAGACATTTTTAACCAGACAATAAATTCAAACCTTAAACAATTCTATAACAATAGAAAAATTGAAGAACAATTTATTACTGAGGGTAACATATATTATTCTGGGTATACCGGTTATTTAACTGAAAATCAAACAACATCAATGATGAATACACCATATTTTGTAAATGCAATACAAAATGGTGTGTTTAATTTTAGATATAACTCAAAAGATTTAAATCCATATAAAGCAGCTGCTTATCTTTTTGTTAATAGTTTACCAGTTGCAACATTAAGAGAAAGATTTAAAACAAAAAACGCTTCAGAAGATTTAGATTATATTATTTCAACAATTAAAAAGTTTGGTGCCGTACATAAATTACCGTATACTTGGATATTAAAATACGGGTCAATCTGGCATAGATATAAAACTTGGAATAGAGAAGGTAAAGATATTTTAGATGGTAGTTGGAAAGACTTTAACTATCTTGGAAATTATGATCCAGTTAATTCGGCAACAACAAAAACATATAATTTAAACATTGATGGAACACAAAGAAATATTGTTTTAAGTCAAAATTTTGGAACTGGTTCATACACGTCATACGTCAATACTGGGTTCTACCCAAAACTTATTGATGATATGAATGTATTTTTACAAGGACTTAAACTGTTTAGTGGGTCAACCCAATTAAATGGAACTTGTGATATATTCAACGACACAATGGTCGTATACACGGTTAATGACAACACATTAAGTCCTGGATATACATTATCCGGACCAAATGTTGATTTAAACACAACTATTGTTTCACAATTAAGTGGTACAACTGGAGGTCCTGGGATTTATCAAATAACACCTATACAAAATTTAACAAAGATAAATGGAACTTGTAACATATCTGGCACAACACTTGAACTTACATTTATAACTGGTGGAACATTAGATGTTAATGCAAAAATTGCGGGACCAAATATTATACCAGGAACTAAGATTATATCAAAAATTACTGGAAGCTCAAATCCAAATTTAGTATATACAATTGATACTCCACAAAATTTTTCTGGAGCAACATTTTTTGTGTCAACACCAAGTGATTTCTTTGTTACTAACTCTCAAACATCTGGGTATGGTCAAGCAGAAGTACAATCATTAATAAATGATAAAAAATTAGTTTTATCAACAAATACTAATTCTAAAATTATAAAGACAAATGGTTTTGATCCTAATAACCCAAATAGAAATTTAAATTTAACACCTTGGTCAGTATTATCAAAATTGACAAATGAAGATAAATATTATGTGTTTCCTTCATTTGGTAACACAAAAAATCAAGTATCTGATGAGTGTTTTAAAAATGGTAATTTAAAATTAGAAATCACTGGAAATACCGCAGTATTTAATGGTTCGGCTAGAATGTTTTGGGGTGCACCAAATTATGGTTATTTTGATAATAATAGTTTACAAATCCCAGATCCAGATTCTTATTTAAAACAAATTTTTAATGATAAAAAAATACAAGAAAATTTCTCAATAAATGGGGATAAATCAAAATATACAAAAATATCTGAAATTTTTACAACGTTTGAAACAAAAGTTTTAGATGTTTTTGAAGAAGAGTTTTTAAATTATAGTAGGTCAATATACGATTATAAAACACTAATTGCCGCCGAAGAAGGTGAAGAAACTGAAACTGAAATTGCAATTAAAAACTTCCAATATTTTATGAGGTTGTTAATGAAAATTGAAAAACCAACTTCAATTGGAACAGAAGGATTGATTGATGAGGTTATCACAAAACAAAATTTAAATTTCCAATCTTTGTTCAATAGTTTAATGACTTATGATACTGTATTTAGATTTGGTAACCCAACAATGTTTGACAAAAGATTATTTTATACTTTTTCTACAAAATTTATTGAAGAACCAATAACATATCAAGGATACAACCAAAGTATGGCCGGATTTTTACCAACAGCTGGAGGTACGGTTACATTAGCACAATCAAAAGCCGCATATCCAGAAACTTGGAAAGATTTAGAATATTATGTTGGGTTTTCTGAAATACCAGAACTTGTTTATTCAGATAATGGTTCATACATTACCGATTTTTTTGTTGATATGAATGTACAATTTTCACAAAAAAATGTGAAAGATTTTGCACCAATAATAAAATTATATGCAACACATAAACTAAATAAATTTAAAAAATTTAGTTCAGGTCAAGCACAAAATACACCAAGTGTGCCACCACCTAGTCCAGTGCCACCACCAAATCTTCCACCACCTAGTCCAACACCATTACCTAACCCTTATGGTGATTTAGTTGAGGTGGCAACATTAACAAGTGGTAATACAGTTTCAATATACACACTAGGACCAAAATTAAATTCAGTCCTACGAGATACTTCAAATACCGTATTAGCAGATGAGGGTCCAACCTTTACATCAGATAGAACCGCTATGAGAAATGCTGTAATTATTAATTATTACGGATCAACCTCAACAAATCAAAACGACCCACAATTTGTTAAAACAATACAAAATATATTACCATCGTCACAAAATGTGGTAGTACCTCAACCAACTCAAAATATTAGTCCAGTACAAAACTCAGTAGTACAACAAAATAATCAAAATGTAAATCTTGGGGATTTTTTCAATCTAATGAATGAGTATTTAGATACTTGTGAATTATATCTTACAAATGTAGTAAATGATTTAATGAGTGGTATTAGAAATGAATTACCAGATGTTGCAATTGTAAAACAAAATCCAGACCAAAAAGCACCTCTTGTTGGTGACCAAAGTAGAGATGAATTATGGGACTCATTTAAATCGTTGAATGATACTTGGATTTCTGGGATTGACCTTAAAACAAAAACATTATTTGAAGATATACTTTTATTTGATAGAGCGTGTAGAGATGTTGGTCAAAAAGTGCTTGTTGATATTTTTAAAATTAAAGATTTAATTGAAACTTCACTACCAAACAATAAAATGGAGAATTTAATTAAAACAATTTTACAAGAAAATAATTTTAGTTTCTTTCCACTGCCAGCTTATAGTAATTTTTATAATGCTCAAGAAGTTGTAAAAAACCCAGTACCACAACCAGAGGGAACAACTGAGTTTGCTAGTTCTATGTGGGGAACATTTCTAAATGTTGATTATAGAAATACATCACCAAAATATTTGTGTTATTATAGAAGTGTACCAAGTAACCATCTTGCAATGAACGATAATGTTGATTATAAATTTAGAGATGACGCATTTGATTTAAGGAGAGCTAGTGATAACCCATTACTTGAAAACCAATTAAATAAAACAAATTGGGATAAGTCAAATAAAGTTTGTGGGTTTAATGTAGACTTTAGTAATCAAAACCAACAAATATTTTATCAAATTAACCTTCAACAAAGTGTCGGTAAACCAACCGCAGAATCACTTGAAATGATAAATCAAATGGCAAATGCTAGTAGAAACAGAGGAACTGGTTCTCAAAGTGTTTCACTATATAACATTTACAAAAACAGAAGTTATGAGTGTACAATTGATATGATGGGTAACGCTTTAATGCAACCAATGATGTATTTTAATCTAAGAAATGTACCTATGTTTAGCGGTCCATATATGATTACTAAAATATCACATAGTGTTAGTGAGGGAGATTTTAAAACAAGTATAACAGGAACCAGACAACCCTTCTATGATTTACCAAAAGTAGATAACTTTATTCAAGCCCTAAGTTTTAAAATTATTGATAAACTAAAAGACCAATTACAGAAAAAAGAAACAGCAGAATTATCATCAAGTGGTAATGTTATATCACAAATAAATAACGTTGTTTCAACAGTATCAGAAAAAGATGTTTTAACAACAAATCAAAATTGTTCTACTAAATTAAATGCTACATACCAAGGATTTACAAATGTTGCAAACCCAACATTAACAACAATTAGTGCAAATGAATTTAACGTTTTATTACGAGATAAAGTTAGAGCAAATGGATATACAGCACAAACCGAAAAAGAAGTTTATTTAAGACAACTATTATTTGTTTTAATTTTTATGGATTCTGGAAGTGGGAATAATTTAAAAGCATATGAAAATAATTTTTCTTCAGTTTCATTAGACCAAACATATGGTCCGGCATTTATATCATTTGTTGATAAAAATTACTATTGTGTTAATAGAGGAACAATTAAAGACATACCTATGGTTAAATTTACGTCAACCGCAAAATTTTTAGATTTTGTTATATCAAAAGCACCATCAATTTTACAAACATATATGAGTAAACTAGATTTAGAAACTGTTGTAAAAATATACGTAACTTCTTGGCCAACAATTAAAAATGGTAATGTTTATGATAAATTGACAGAACAAGATAAGAAAAAATTAGAAAATGCCGCAAAACAAGCAAATGATTTATTTAATTCCGTTAATAGTTAATTTTATTCATTAACGATATATTTATAGAAAAAAAAGATATGAATACAAAACTAATTTTAGATAATTACTTAGGTAAAAATACTAGAACTTCTGAAAAAGATTTAGGAGATGGTACAAAACAAGTTTGTGACTTGGATAGTGGTGAGTGTTATGTTGTAAGAGATAAAGATGGTCTAATTGAAAGAGTAGACAACACTATGAGAACGAATAAAAAAATCCAAGTTGAAACAAAAACTGGAATAAAACAACTTTTAAACGGATAAAAATGGGTATTGATAATAAAATATTAGAAGAAATTTATAGATTTAAAAATATAAATAAATATATATCTGAACAAGCAGACCCTTTAGCCGCCCCAGCAGATCCAGCTGCAGACCCTTTAGCCGCCCCAGCAGATCCTTTAGCAGCACCAGTTGACCCAGCAGCACCAGTTGACCCAGCAGCACCTGCAGACCCCGCGGCGGCACCAGTTGACCCAGCAGCAGGTGGAGCAGCTCCAGCGGCACCAGCACCACCAGTTGATGTTGCGGCAGACGCTGATGTTGAAGTTGTTGATGACGAAGGTAAACCAGAAAAAGAAGAATTAGAAATTACAGATCTTGTTGATGCTCAAAAATCAATGAAAGAAAAACAAGATGAGTATTTTGACAATTTATTTAACCAATTAAAAACATTAGAAGATAAACTATCTGAAATGGACCAACTAGTTTCAAAAATAGATAATTTAGAAACTAAAGTTGAAAAAATGAGACCAAAAACCGCTAAAGAAAAACTTGAACTAAGGTCTTTAGATTCTGGTCCATTTAATCAAAAACTTTCTGATTTTTTTACAGATAAAGAACAAGATTTTGAAAAAACAGGAAAAGAATACGAATTGACAGCTGATGATGTTAAACAATATTCATCAAACGAAATTGAAGATTCTTTTGAAGATTATGAAGACGATGAAAATGATACTGATATAATGTAATTTGATAGGGACATTCGTGTCCCTTTCAAAAATTTAAATATTTTATTGACTGCGACACAAATTTTAATTATAATTTCTATTGTAAACTTTTAAAAACAAATATAAAAATGGCGACAAACAATGTTTTAGATGCGGTTTTGGCACAGTATGAGAGTTCAAAACAAAGTGGTTCTTCTTCCACTGCAAAGATGTCACAAGAAGAAAGAATGAAAAAGTATTTTGCTGCAATACTTAAAGACAACGAAAAACAAGCACAAAAGAAAATCCGTATTTTACCAACTCCAGACGGGTCTTCACCTTTTAAAGAGGTATGGTTCCACGAAATTCTTGTGGACGGAAAATGGCAGAAATTCTATGATCCAGGAAAAAATGACAATGAGCGTTCACCTTTAAGTGAAGTTTATGATGTCCTTATGTCAACTGGTAAAGAATCTGACAAAGAATTAGCAAAACAATACAAACCTCGTAAGTTTTATATTGTTAAGGTAATTGACCGTGACAACGAACAGGATGGACCTAAATTTTGGAGATTCAAACACAATTACAAACAAGAAGGAATTTTTGATAAAATTATTCCAATCTATAAAGCAAAAGGTGATGTTGCTGATGGTGAAAAAGGAAGAGATTTAATCCTTGAATTAACAAAAGCAAAAACTCCAAAAGGAGCTTTCTACACTGTAATTCAAACAGTTATGTATGATGACCCAACTCCAGTTCACGAAGACGAAGAAACAATGACATCTTGGTTGGAAGACGAACTTACTTGGGAAGATGTATACTCTAAAAAACCAGCTGAATACCTTGAAGCTATTGCTCGTGGTGAAACACCAAGATGGGATTCTGATGCTGGAAAATATATCTACAGTAACACATCTGAAGAAGAACTTACAATTATTGGTGGCAAAACAAAAACTCAAACAAAAGTTGAGGACCCACAAGCCAATGATGAAGTTGACGAAGAATTACCATTCTAAATTTTATTAAAAAATGTGGGTATATTAATACACAATGTACCCACTTTTTCTTATCTTTTTATAAAAATAAAATATGGCAATTAAAAAAAACGACTTTAGCTCAATCAAGAAGAAATTTTCTTCTGATGCAAAATACAAACCACAAAGATACTTTGATTTAGGACCAGCATTTTTAGATGCGGTAGGACTTCCAGGTCCTGCAATGGGACACATAAACATGTTTTTAGGACACTCAGATACTGGTAAAACTACAGCACTTGTTAAAACTGCTGTTGATGCACAGAAAAAAGAAATTCTTCCGGTTTTTATTATTACAGAACAAAAATGGTCTTTTGAACACTCAAAACTTATGGGTTTTGAATGTGAGGAAGTTGTTGATGAAGAGACCGGTGAGTTAACCTGGGATGGTTTCTTTCTATTCAATAACAATTTTAGTTATATTGAACAAATTACAGATTATATCAATGATTTGTTAGACGCTCAAGAAAAAGGTGAATTAGATTATTCATTATGTATTATGTGGGATTCAGTTGGTTCAGTTCCTTGTAAAATGACTTATGAAGGTAAAGGTGGTAAACAACATAACGCAAGTGTTTTAGCCGACAAAATTGGTATGGGAATTAATCAAAGAATTTCTGGATCAAGAAAAGCTGACTCAAAATTTGAAAATACTTTAATTATTGTAAACCAACCTTGGGTTGAATTACCAGATAATCCATTTGGTCAACCAAAAATTAAAGCTAAAGGTGGTGAAGCAATTTGGTTAAACTCTTCATTAGTATTTTTGTTTGGAAATCAAAAAGGTGCTGGTACAACAAAAATTACTGCAACAAAAGATAAAAGAACTGTTAAATTTGCATCAAGAACAAAAGTATCGGTTATGAAAAACCATATTAATGGACTTGGATTTGAAGATGGAAAAATTATTGTAACTCCACATGGATTTTTACCTGGAAAAGATACAACAGAAGAAAAGAAGTCTATTGAGACTTACAAAAGTGAGTACGCCGAATATTGGAAAACAATTATAGGTGTGGATGGTGAATTTGATTTAAAAGAAGAAAAAGTATATGAACAAGAATAAATTAAAAGTTGTTTCTTTATTTTCCGGTTATGGAACACAAGAATTAGCACTTAAATATATTGGGGTTGATTATGAGAATGTTGCAAATTGTGACAATTTCAAACAAGCGAATGAGTGTTATGATGTGTTACACACAACAACAAATGGAAACTTAGGTGATATAACAAAAATTGATGAGAACAATTTTCCAGCGTGTGATTTATTAACATATTCATTTCCTTGTCAGGACATTTCAATTTCTGGTGTACAAAGAGGAATTAAAGAAGGGACAAGAAGTGGATTGTTATTTGATGTTGAAAGACTTTTATCGGCAAATAGACCAAAGTTTTTATTAATGGAAAATGTTAAAAACTTAGTTTCAAAAAACCACTACGAAAATTTTAAAAAACATATCTATTTTTTAAGGGGACTTGGTTATAGTTCATATTGGAGAGTTCTTAATGGTGCCGACTTTGGTTGTCCACAAAATAGAGAAAGAGTTTTTATGATGTCAGTTTTAAATAGTAGTATTGATGAAGTACAAGAAAAAATGATGAACGTTGACAATCATAAAAAAACACGAGTACCTATGAGACAATTTATTGATGAAAACTTTAGTGAATCTTTGATTGTTGATTGTCCATTTACACCGCACGAACCAAAAAAACATACAATATGTAAGTTAATTGGAAGACGAGATGATATAAAATATGATCAAACAAGAAGAATTTACTCTATTGACGG